AGTATTGCAGCATATCCCAAGGTAAAAGACCTTAGAATTATTGCTTTAGAATGATTAAACAAGTCTTAAAAGTCAGGGACCACCCTACTCTGTATAGGGATCCTAATTCTAAAGCTATATTAGTGGTAGATCAAGTATCTAGACAGAACTATATTAATCAGAAAACACTGGCTCATAAGACAGCTAATTCTACTGAAAGCTTAGAAAAAGAAATGTCTAGTATGAAGCAAGAACTTGGTGAACTTAAAGATATGCTTCGTACTTTAATCAGTCAATCTAAGACAGATAAATAAACAATAAATATTCAAAAGAATACTGTAAGGTAAATTAAATGGCAGCAACACTGGTTTTAAGAACGGTCAAAGGTTCACCGTTAACAAATATAGAAGTTGATAATAACTTTTCTAATTTAAATACGTTTGGAGATATAGTAAGCTCTAATATTGGTGTTTTAACTAACTTAACTACTATTACTCAGGCTAACGTTGTCAATGCTGTTAATGAGATTAAAGCAGGCAATTTAAGTCAGTTTAGCTCAACTACTTCAGCCCAACTTGCTTCCATTATTTCTAATGAGACAGGGTCAGGTAATTTAGTATTTTCGACGTCTGCAACACTAACGTCTCCAACACTAATTACCCCAAATCTCGGAATTCCTGCTTCTGGTAATCTTATTTCTTGTACTGCAGATGGCACCAACCCTGTAGGTTATAAAAATTTACCTGCATCCAGCTCTATTACAACTACCTATAACCCAGTTGTTGGAGATGTAGGTAAGATACTTATTTTAGGTACAGGGGGAACTATTACACTTACAGCTGGCGTTTTTGCCGCTGGTGATGCATTTTCAATATTTAATAATACTTCTAGTGCAATTACATGTGATGTTCAAGCAATTACAACAGTATATAAGAGCGGAGTTGATGGGGATGTAAGTTCATTTAGTATTTCTACGCGAGGTATAGCAACAATTGTATTTGTTACTTCAAATACAGCGCTAGTATCTGGCAGCATAACATAAATAAAAAGCCGAGTTAACTAACAACAAAAAGGAACGAAGATGGCAATTAAAGTAGGCGGAACAACCGTAGTCGATGATAGTAGAAACATTACCGGAATTTCAATTTCCGGACTTACTACTCCCCTCTCAGCAGCTCAAGGTGGAACAGGAATTACTTCTTTAGGTACTGGTGTTGCAACATTATTAGGTACCCCATCAAGCGCTAATTTAGCGGCCGCTATTACAGATGAAACTGGTTCAGGAGCATTAGTATTTGGTACAAGCCCTGCAATCACTACATCTTTGACGACTGGTAGTAGTTCTTTTGATCTAATTAATACAACTGCTACAACGGTTAACTTTGCTAAAGCAGCCACCGCATTGTCAATGGGAGCAGCCACCGGTTCTACTACGGTCAATCATGACATGATAATAACTGGTAACTTGCAAGTTTCAGGTACAACAACAACTGTATCCTCTGCTACACTTACCACCGCCGATAAGGTTATTATAGTTGCCAGTGGCTCTGTTAATAGCGCGGCCGCTGATGGTGCTGGTATTTCTGTTGCTGGAGCAAATGCAACTTTTCTTTATAACAATACTTCTAATGCCTGGTCATCTAGTCAGGACATTACTATAGCTTCAGGTAAGGTTTATGAGATTAATGGTACCAGTGTACTGAGTAGCTCAACATTAGGTTCTGGAGTTACTGCATCTAGCTTGACATCTGTTGGTACTATTGCTACTGGTGTATGGAATGGATCTGAAATCAGTACAACCTACACGGCTGCTAAGGTAACATCTGTCAACGGAAGTACAGGTGCTGTATCTGGTCTTGCAACTACCGCAGGAACACTGGCTCAATTTGGTGCAACAACTTCTTCACAATTGCTTGGTGTTATTTCTGACGAGACAGGTTCTGGAGCCCTTGTATTTGCTAATAGTCCTACTTTAGTTTCTCCAGCACTTGGCACTCCATCATCGGGGACATTATCATCTTGTACCGTTGATGGTACTGATGCAGTTGGATTTAGAAACGTACCTCAAAACAGTCAGTCAGCTTCATACACCGCTGTTTTAGCAGATTCTGGTAAGCACATCTTTCACCCAGCTTCTGATGCTAATGCAAGAACTTTTACAATTCCATCAAATGCATCGGTTGCATACCCTATTGGTACTGTACTAGCATTTTCAAATATGACCTCCCAAGTAGTAACAATTTCTATTAACTCTGACACAATGTATCTTGGTGGTCAGGGTACTACAGGTAATCGATCGCTTGCCCAGTACGGTGTTGCAAACGCACTTAAAATAACTTCTACCTCTTGGATTATCACAGGAACAGGATTGACCTAAAATGACAGGTATATTATCAATGATCGCTGGTGGAACATACTCCACCAAACCAGATGCGCCAACTATTGGTACAGCAACTGCAACTAGTACAACTAGTGCTACTGTTTCGTTTACTGCGCCTGCAAGAGATGGGGGCGTAGCTATTACCAGTTATACTGCTACCTCTTCTCCTGGAGGCGTTACTGGTACATTAAGTCAAGCAGGTTCTGGTACAATAACAGTGTCAGGCTTAACTACTGGGACTGCGTATACATTTACTGTTACCGCTACTAACTCAGTTGGTACCAGTGCAGCAAGTGCAGCAAGTAATTCAATTACTACTTTCCTGATGCCATCTAATTCAGTTGCACCTGTTGTATCTGGTACCGCAACCAGGGATCAGACACTTTCTACAACAGATGGTACATGGACAGGGGTACCTACACCAACCTTTGCATATCAGTGGCAGAGAGCTGGTTCAAATATCAGTGGTGCAACGTCTAGTACATATACCTTAGTTAATGACGACGTTGGAAGTGCAATCCGATGTGTAGTTACTGCATCTAACGCAGCAGGTACTGTATCAGCTAATTCAAATGCAACTGCAGCTGTAGCAGGTGTTGTTCCAGGAGCACCAACTATTGGTACTGTTACACTCTCGGGGACGACAGCATCTGTACCGTTTACAGCACCTGCAGACAATGGTGGTCTAACCATTACGTCCTACACGGCTACCTCTTCAACTGGAGGCCTTACAGGGACACTGTCTCAAGCAGGCTCCGGAACCATTACTGTAACTGGGCTAACAGCTGGAACATCGTATACCTTTACGGTCAGGGCGACTAATAGTGCCGGTCAAGGACCTGCCAGCGCCGCTTCTAACAGTGTTTCACCTCCTGTCATAGGTCAACAAGCCTTTACAACACCAGGCTGCTATACCTGGGTTGCTCCTACTGGGGTTACATCAGTCTCTGCTGTAGCTGTAGGCGGCGGCGGAGGTGCAATGTTCACGTACAGCGGTTATCGACCAGCCGGAGGAGGGGGTTTAGGGTGGAAGAGCAACCAGTCAGTTCAACCTGGTACCTCGTATCCTGTTAAGGTAGGCGCAGGTGGTACTGGTGGTGGAAATTATAAGGGTAGTGCGACAGCAGGAGGCGACAGCTTCTTTATTAATGCTTGTACGGTTAAAGGTGGTGGAGCTCCAGCTGGTGGATTTTACACCGGAGGAGGTGGAGGAACATATACTGGCCAAGGTGGCGGTAATGGAGGGGGAGCGACCTGTACTGCTAACTCAACGTCTGGGGGACACGGGGCTGCTGGCTACTGCGGTAATGGCGGTAGAGGTTATGGATGTGCTAATACTGCGAATCAAGCAATACCTCCAACTGGTTCAGGTGGAGCCTCGGGGGGGGTTGGATCAAATCCCGGTCCTGTTTATCAATCATATGGTGCCGCTGGGGGAGGAGGTGTAGGTATATTAGGTAAGGGTGCAGATGGAGGTGTGCCGCAAGCTCCTTTTTATCGTGGACGGGGAGGAAGCGGGGGATCTGATGCTACGGCCTTCGTAAACGCCTACAGATGTAACGCACAGCCCGGTCAGCATGGTGGAGGTGATTATGGAGGTGGAGGAGGTCCAACTTACTATGATTTCTGTAGTGGGACCTCTGGTTATGGTGGTAGGGGCGGTAAAGGAGCAGTTCGTATTATTTGGCCAGGTACTCTTCGACAATTCCCAGCCACGCGTACAGCTGATGAGTAATAATTAATATTACAACATTTACAAAGGGCCTTAGGGCCCTTTATTTATAAATATAACATTAAAATAGAGGAATAAAATGGCGGTAGTTTCCAATCTTGCAATCGACCAAGGTACAACTTATAGTATTACTATTACTGTAACTGATGACACCGGTTCGGCTAGAAATTTGACCAACTACACCGTTCGTTCCCAGATGAGAAGGTCATATTATACAAATGCTAATGTTGCCTTTTCAGCCAACATTGCTAGTCCTGCCGATGGTACAGTGTCCTTGGACTTAACCTCTACACAAACCAGTGCCCTTAAACCCGGTAGGTATGTATATGATGTTGAATTAGTTTCTAACGTTGCAACAGTCGAAAGACTTGTTGAAGGTATAGTCACTGTTTACCCTGAGGCTACAAAATAAATGGCAATTACAGTCAGAAAAAATACTAATACTGGTATTTCTGTTGCACAAGGTTCAAGAGCAACCGGCAGTATAACGGTTAACAAATCAACAGGTGGTAAATTGCAATCGCTTGCCGATGTAAATACTACCGACCTACAAGATGGATACACAATAATTTATGATACAACAACTAATAAGTGGGTAGCTCAACCTGTAACAGTTGCAGCAATTGAAATTGATGGTGGAATTTACTAAACAATAATAACCAGGAACCATCATGGCAACCACAATTCAAATTAAACGCTCCCCCAACGTAACGGCAGCAACTACTACAGATCTGCTGGAAGGCGAATTAGCCTATTCCTACGACAAGAGTAACAATGGTGCTAACGCCAAACTGTACATTGAAGTACAAGACTCCGGCGGCGGGGAAGTAATTCATACCATTGGTGGTAGATACTATACAACTAAGGTAGATGCTGCAACCAGCGCCAATACAGTAAGTACCTTAGTTGCTCGTGATTCTTTAGGTAATTTTTCTGCAAACACTATTATTGCCAATTCTTTTGTTGGTAATATTGTAGCTACATCTGCACAAAGCCTATCTACAGCAAGACGTATCAACCTTAGTGGGGATCTTGAAGGTAATGTACTATTTGATGGTACAACAGATGTTACCATTGTTGCAAATGTAATCAGTAATTCTGTTACCTTAGGTACTGATACAATTGGGGATTATGTTGCTAATCTAACATCCGGTTCAGGTATTACTTTAACAGGGCAAGCAGGTGAGTCCTCTAACATCACTGTTGCCCTATCTACCTCAGGTGTATCTGCCTCAACATATGGTGGAACAACTAACATTCCTGTATTCACAGTTGATACTTTTGGTAGAGTTACCTCTGCAGCTAATGCAGCCATATCTACATCGTTTAACTTAGCTGCTGATACCGGTACCGCCGATACATTTAACAGCGGGGATACGCTTCGAGTTGCCGGTGGTACAGGGATAGGTACTGCTGTTACAGATAATACGATTACCGTTACCAACCTTGGTGTTACAAGTCTAACAGGTACTGCTAACGAGGTTGAAGTTAGCTCAGCTAACGGCGCTATTACAATTGGTTTGCCAAATGATGTTACAATTGGTAACACTCTGACTGTTAACGGGGATTTAATTGTACTCGGTAATGCAACTACTTTAAGTACAGCAACCTTAACGGTTGAAGACCCGCTGGTTAAGTTTGGTAATGCTAATCCTTCAGACTCCTTAGACATTGGTTTCTTTGGTGAGTATGTTAATTCAGGTACCAAGTTCGCTGGTTTGTTCAGAGATGCTTCTGATTCAGGTAAGTTTAAATTATTTAATGACCTGACAACTAGCCCAACAGGCAACGTTGTCACTGTTGCTGACTACACTGTAGCCACCTTGGTATCTAATCTAACAGGGGGTACTGTTTCTGGACTAACTGCTAACATTGCTGTTGGTGATGGTGGTACTGGTCGCAATACATTTACAACTAATGGTATATTGTACGGTAATACTACAGGTGCTTTAAAGGTAACTTCTGCAGGCACATATGGCCAAGTACTGCAGGCAGGGTCTGATGGTACCCCAGTGTATGGTGGTATCGACGGAGGAACTTACTAATTTACCCCTATAAATAAACAATAACGTTATTTTATGGGGTAGATATGGAAGATCAAAGTAAGTTTTTCAATGTAATAATTGATAAAACAAATCAAAAATTAAATTCGTTTCAGGCTCAAGTCATCGTACTTGAGTCTCAACTTCAAATGGCTATTGAAGAGAGAGATACGTATAGAAGGCAGGTAGAAGATTTACCAGCTTTAAATTTTAATATTACAGAGTTTGAAGATTTTAAAAAAGAATTTAATAAAGTTCAAGATCAACTTAGTACAGCACAAGAACAAATTTCTACCTATAAAAATTTAATTACCTCGTTAGAAATTAAAAATACAGAACTAGAGCGGCAAGTTAATAGTGGCTCTAGTTATTTGCGTGATCAAAACGAAACCCTACTACAAGAAATAAGAAGACTGAAAGCTGAAATAGCTTCTTTGTCTGGTAAATAATGGCAACAGATATTCAACTAAAACGATCTATTACCCCTGGCTCTGTCCCAGGGGCCGCTAATGTTTTGGTTGGAGAACCAGTATTTAACTTAGCTGATAGAATATTATATACCAAAGATACTACTGGTAATATTATTACAATCAGTTCAGGGTTTGCTGGTAATATTGCATCTCTTGCTTTTGAAGCGGCCAATGTAGCTGCATCGTATACGGTTGCCGGTGTAGCGGGCAACGTCTCAAACATTCAATTGGCTTCCGGTATTACAACATCCGGGTTATTGACTACAGCCAATATTTCCGAATTAACTAATCTTTATTTTACCAATGCAAGGGCCCGAGCATCTATATCTGTTGCAAGCGGTAATGTTAATGGTAAAGGTTCATATGATTCTTCAACCGGTATTTTATCAATTAATGCCGCCAATGTAACTGTATCTACTTCTGCACCTATTAATCCTAATATAGGTGATGTGTGGATTCAGGCTGAAACTGCTACCGAATATTTATTTTTTAGTGATGGAGATACATTCCAATGGGTTGAAACTGGATTAGCGGCAACTTCTCCTGCAGGGACAAGTACCTACGGTGATTCAAATGTTGCGCTATTAGGTTATGCCACTAATGCCAATGTTGCGTTAAAAGCTAACGTCGCCGACTTAAAAACAGCTAACGTTGCAGAATTAACTAACCTATACTTTACTAATGCAAGGGCAATTGCTGCCATTACCAATACATCTTTAAGTAACTTAACAGTATCAGGTAATGTAAGTGTTGGGGGTAGCTTAACTGTAACAGGCAACATCGCAGGCGGTAATATTATCGCAACTGGTGCTTTTGTTGGTAGTGGCTCTAGCCTAACTGGAGTTGCCTTAACTACATCAAGCTCATGGACAGTGACTACCGGAACAAATACCTACAGCATTACAGTTCCTGCCAGCGGCACATATCAAATATGGGTTAGAGGTAATATTCCTAACGGTATTATAGCATATAATGCTACTGCGGTAGTTACAAATACTAATGTACCTGTTGTGGGTGCTCAGTATGCCTGGGTCTACAATGGTGGAGGAACGCCTATTGACTTTACCAGCATACCCAATCAATTTATAGGCACTGCCAACACCATAGTTCGTAGCAGTGTTGCTCCCAGTGCAACTACCAATAGATTTGATTTTGGTATTAACAATTCCAGTGGATCATCTCAAACAGTCTACTGGGGTTATGTTACACTATAATCATACAAATTAATTTTTTGACGATCTGAATAGTATAAATAAACGAATAACGATAATTTCCAACAATAAGGAATAAAATGTCAGGCCCTACTTTAAATTTCCCATCAAGCCCAAATACTAATGATACCTATTCCTTCGGTGGAAAAACATGGGTGTTTAATGGCGCCGCCTGGGCTCTTCAATCAGCTTCATTAACCACAACAACAGTAACTGAAGGTACAAACCTTTATTTTACTAATGCAAGAGCAAGAGCTGCAATTTCAGTTGCAGGTGCTGGTTCTTATGATAATACTACCGGGGTTATTACAATTACCGGTGGTGTTACATCGGTTGGTGGTGCAACAGGTGCTGTATCCAATGCTCAATTGGCAGCTGGTATTACTAGCTCCGGTGTTCTAACAACAGGCAACGTTGCAGAAGGTGTAAATCTTTACTTCACCACATCAAGAGCACGCAATTCGATTGATGCTGCAGCTGGTGGTCCAATTGCTTATAATGCAACAACAGGTAATGTTTCTCTTAACACATCTGGTGTTACAGCTAACACATACGGTGGTGCATCAAAAGTACCAGTATTTACAGTTGACACATTCGGTCGAATCACTTCTGCCGCTAACGTTAACGTAGCCGGTGTTTCCACATTCAGTGCTTCAGGTAATACCTTCACAATCGGTACTGCCGATGGTGGCTCTTTCTCTGCAAGTATTCAGCCAGATTCAGTTACTCTAGGTAGAGATACTACTGGTGATTATGTTGCCTCAATGACAGCCGGTAATGGTATCACTGTTGGTACTGCAACCGGTGAAGGTTCAACACCTGTTATTACTAACACCGGTGTTCTTTCTGTTAATGGTCAGACAGGTAATGCAACAGGTTTTGCAACTACAGCAAACTCATTAGCACAATTTGCCTCCACTACTTCTACCGAACTTAGAACTCTTGTTTCAGATGAAACCGGTTCTGGTTCCTTGGTATTCTCTGATAGCCCAGTTCTAATTACTCCTAACATTGGTACAGCTTCTTACGCAGTATTGACTAACGCAACAGGTTTGCCAGTCTCAACTGGTATCAGCGGACTCGGTTCTGGTGTAGCAACTTTCTTAGCAACACCTTCTTCTGCTAATCTTGCAGCTGCAGTCACCGATGAAACAGGAACAGGTAATATTCTGTTCTCTAACTCACCAGTCATGGTTACTCCTAACTTAGGAACACCATCTGCTGCTACTCTAACAAACGCGACTGGTCTGCCAATCAGTACTGGTGTCAGTGGTTTAGGTACTGGTACAGCTACATTCTTAGGTCAAGAACCTACAAGCGCTAACTTAGCAGCTTATATTACCGATGAGACCGGTACCGGTGCATTGGTATTTGGTACGAGTCCAGCAATCACTACATCATTAACTACACCTAGTGGATCTTTTGACTTAGTTAATACAGGTGCGACTACAGTTAATTTTGCTGGAGCAGGTACTACAGTTAACATTGGTGCTGCTACTGGTAATACTAACATATTAAATAATATGGTTATTGCTGGTAACTTGGTTGTTCAAGGTACTACAACAACTGTATCATCCACAACATTAAATGTTGCAGATAAAAATATTACTTTAGCCAAAGGCGCTGCTGATAGCGCAACCGCCGATGGTGCAGGTATCACAATCGATGGTGCTAATGCAACGTTAAACTACGTGCACGCCACTACAGCATTTACTTCTAGCCAAGATGTTGATCTTGCTACTGGTAAGGTTTACAAAGTAAACAATAACCAGGTATTGAGTGCAACTGGCCTTGGTCCTAACGTTGTTAATTCTAACCTTACATCATTAGGTACTATTACTACTGGTGTATGGAATGGTTCTGAGATTGGTACAGCTTTTACTGCTGCTAAAGTTACTTCTGTTAACGGTCAAGTTGGTGCTGCTACTGGTTTTGCAACGACTGCTAACTCATTAGCGCAATTTGCTTCAACCACATCTGCTGAACTTGCTACTTTAATCTCTGATGAGACAGGTACCGGTAACGTTGTATTCTCAACAAGCCCAGTACTTACAACACCTAATCTCGGTACTCCTTCAACAGCCGTTTTGACCAATGCAACTGGTTTGCCAATTAGTTCTGGTGTCAGCGGTCTTGGTGCTAACGTTGCAACGTTCTTAGCAGATCCAACAAGTGCTAAACTCGCATTTGCTATTACTGATGAAACCGGTTCTGGTAATGTAGTATTTAGTAACAGCCCAACGTTGGTAACCCCAGCACTTGGTACACCTTCATCGGCTACTCTTACCAATGCAACTGGATTGCCAATCAGTACTGGTGTATCTGGTCTGGGTGGTAACGTTGCAACCTTGTTGAGTGGTGAAGCTAAGACAGGTGTTATTGCTACTACATACGGTAGTGCGTTGAATATTCCCGTTATTAACGTTGATGAATTCGGTAGAATTACATCTGCCGCCAACGTAGCCCTTGTATCAGGCGTTTCTTCTGTTGGTGGAGCAACCGGTGCTGTATCTAATGCACAACTTGCTTCTGCCGTTACATCATCTGGTGTATTGACAACTGCTAACGTAGCTGAAGTAACCAATTTATATTTTACTAATTCAAGAGCTATTCTTGCAGAAATACCAGCAGTAACACAACTAGCGGTTTCTCACAGTGGAGCATCAGCATTCTTGTTAGATTCATATTCTGGCAATAATCCTACAATTTATGTAACTGCCGGGGAAACTATATCATTTGATTTAAATGTTACCGGTCACCCTTTCATGATCAGAGTATCATCTGGAGGATCAAATTACGATACTGGTTTAACACATGTAGCAACTGATGGAACTGTAACTACCGGTTCTTCTGCTCAAGGTAAAGTTACTGGCAAATTATTTTGGAAAGTACCAGATTCTTTAGCCGGTAGTACTTATGTTTATCAATGCTCCATTCATGGAGGAATGGTTGGTAATATTGTTATATCTAAGCAATCTTTAACAGCCGGAACTGGTATTACGTACGATGCTGCCAATGGTATCATATCTGCATCTGGTACATATACCGATGCTAATGCAAGAGCTGCCTTATCTATAACAGGTACAAAAGGTGCTTATAGCAACGCTACTGGTGTATTTAACTTTACCAATATTGCTAATGTTTCAGTGTCTGCAAGTGCTCCTGGCTCACCTAACATTGGTGATCTGTGGATTGATGATGCTGATGGTAATACGTATTTGTACTTCAACGATGGTACAAGTTCACAGTGGGTTGAACAGGCTTCCGGTACTGTTATCAGCTCATTGATAGAGTCAGTTGGAGGATCAACTGGTGCAATCTCTAATGTAATGCTTGCAACTGCATTAACTGGACAGAATATTACGGTCGGTAACTTAACCCCTTCAGGTAATTTAATTCAAAGCCTGGGTAGCCCGACCAATCAGTTTAAAGATCTGTATTTGTCTAACAGTACTATTTTCCTAGGATCTTTACAGCTTAAAGATACAGGCGGAGCATTGACAGTAACTGCAGCCGGGGGCGGTGCAGCAGTTAATTTTGCTCGATCTACTGATAAGTTAAGTACTTTTGCTGCAACTAGTTCTAGTGAATTAGCCGGTGTTATATCGGATGAAACTGGTACTGGTGCATTAGTGTTCGGCACAAGCCCTGCAATCACTACATCTTTGACGACTGGTAGTAGTTCTTTTGACTTAGTTAATACTACTGCCACAACGGTTAATTTTGCTAAGGCAGCCACTGCATTGTCAATGGGAGCTGCTACTGGTACCACAACTGTTAATAATAACTTGACAGTTACAGGTAACTTAACAGTCAGCGGTACAACAACAACAGTATCTTCTTCAACCTTAGAAGTTACTGATAAGAATATTACGGTTGCCAAGGGTGCTGCTGATAGCTCGGCTGCTGATGGTGCTGGTATTACTGTTGATGGTGCAAGCGCATCTTTAAACTATTCTCATACCGGAACTAAGTGGGTTTCTAACAAGCCTTTCAACATTAGTGATGAAACTGCTTCTACAAGCACGTCAACAGGTGCGTTGATCGTTGCCGGTGGTGTTGGAGTAACGGGTAACATTGTTGCTTCAGGTCAAGTTACAGCTGCAGATATTAATTCATCTTCTGATAAGAGATTAAAGAAGAATATTAAGACTGTTACATCTGCACTCGATACAGTTAACGCCCTTCGTGGTGTTACCTTCGACTGGAAAGAAGGCAACGGTAAGGCAATCGGTTTGATCGCACAGGAAGTTCAAGAAGTATTGCCTGAGATTGTTTCTACTGATGATAACGGTTACCTGGGTATCAGATATACCAACGTGGTAGGTGTATTGGTTGAAGCCATTAAAGAATTAAAAGCTGACTTCGAAGCCTATAAGAAAACACATCCTTAATTTGTTATAAATATATCAGGGAGAGAGTAAAATCCTCCCTGATTTTTTTGAAAGAATATGGCTTTAAATTTTCCTTCCTCGCCGAGTGCAAATACGACCTATACGTTCAGTGGTAAGACCTGGACTTATAATGGCAATGCATGGGCTCTAGCATCTAGTACATTAAGTACTAATGTTGTACAAGAAGGAAGTAATTTATATTTTACCACATCAAGAGCACGCAATTCAATTGATGCAGCTGCTGGTGGTCCAATTGCATACAATGCTACAACAGGTAATGTCTCTTTAAATACATCTGGTGTCACTGCCAACACCTACGGTGGTGGCTCTTTGATACCTGTTTTTACTGTTGATCAATATGGTAGAATTACTGGTGTTACAGATACTCAAATTACCGCTTCAGGTACTGGAGGGTTTACAGTTAGTACGACAACTGTGTTTCCAGGGCATAGTGGAAATGTAGATTACGGGGACTTAACAACAATTACAGCTGACGCCTTTGGTGTGTCTCTAGGTACTACATATGATTGTATGGAACCTAATGGTAGTATAGTAAGTGAAGATTTAGCGGTATTATAATTAACGGAGCAATTAATGCCAACCCAAGTACAATTTAGACGTGGATCTACCGCACAAAACAACAGTTTTACAGGAGCTGCAGGTGAGATAACAGTCAACACAAGTAATAACACTATTCGTGTACATAACGGATTAACAGCTGGTGGTTTTGAATTAGCTAGACAGGGTAATGTAAGCTTATTATCTTCTAGTACTTCTGCCGAGCTTGCTGCAGTGATTAGTGATGAGACAGGTACAGGTAATTTAGTATTTGCTACCAGCCCAACTCTTGTTACACCGGCACTTGGTACACCATCAGCAATTGTCTTAACTAACGCTACAGGTACAGCAAGTAATTTAACAGCAAATATTGCTAACTTTATTACCGTTACGGATGATACGACAACTAATGCAACCAGATATATTATTTTTGCAAATGAAACCTCAGGTGCAATAGCTGAACAGGTATCAAGTACTAAACTGTTCTTCAACCCTTCTACAGGCTTATTAACCTCTACTGATTACAATTCATCTTCTGATAAGAGATTAAAGAAAAACATTAAGACTGTTGAAAGTGCTCTTGATAAAGTTATTGCACTTCGAGGTGTTTCTTTCGATTGGAAAGAAGGTGGTGCTAAAGCCATCGGTCTAATTGCTCAAGAGGCAGAAAAAGTAATTCCTGAAATAGTATCTCAGGACGAAAACGGGTACCTTGGTATAAAGTATAATAATTTAATTGGGGTTTTAATCGAAGCTATTAAAGAACAACAGGAGCAGATTAAAGCTCTTAAAAATAGAATTGATGAACTCTAATTGTTAAGATTAAAGTACAGGGTAAAGTCAAGTTACCAAATTTTAACTTTTTTCCTACAAATTCCAAAAAAACCTTTATAAATAAATATTTTAGTAGAAATTCAGGAGAAGATTATGAATCTTTATATCGAGACAGAGAACGGAACATATAAGAATCACCCGGCTTTGGAGGAAAACCTCATTCAAGCATATGGTTCTGTCCCGTCACATTGGGAGCCATTTACCCGCGTAGAGCGCCCCACATTAGGAGTCTATGAACTACTGACATCAGAAGAGCCTACCTATGAAAAAGTAGACGGAGTTTGGACCGATGTATGGCATAAACGCGATATGACTGCAGAAGAAAAAGCAGCTGCACAACAAATCGCTATCTCTTTTTTCTTTAACGTTGAATATGCTTCTAACTGGTCAGCATGGACACTGGATGAAACTACATTAAATATGGTACCTCCTGTACCTCGCCCTGAACCTGACTTAGCAAAAATTGAAGCAGGTATTGAAACAAGGTGGTGTGGTGCAGACAATAACTGGAAAGATACCCCTGTACGCCCAGAGGGTGAGTACAAATTTGACTTTATCGCATGGCAATGGGTCGAAGTAACACCTAGTTAATTTAGATTAACCTCTTAACAGTGGTTTTAAATTTAATTTGTATATATAATTATATACATTATTAACAAGATATACTATGACAAAAACTCTACCTAAGAAAACATCTCAGAAACCGATTCGTAAAACTAAAGAATCGGTTTCTGAGGTAGCTCCTGGTATGCAGTTGCAGGTTGATCATTATTTTCCTTGCCCTATTTACTTAATTGAGCGTCCAGATTTTCTTAAAACTGTTAGTACTGTATCAGAAGAAAATCTGGAGGTTTCTCGTAAAAAGGGTGATCTTGACGAAATTTACCCTGTCTATATGACGAATAGTTTCTATGGTGATTCCCGTATGGCAGAGTTTACTCAGTTTATCGGAGCAACTGCCTGGAATATTCTTAATGAACAAGGCTATGACATGCAAAACATAGGAGTTTCATTTACAGAAATGTGGACTCAAGAACACCATAAGCATTCGGCAATGGATGCACACGTTCACGGCTTTGGTTCACAGATAGTAGGCTTTTACTTTCTTGAGACTCCTGAAGATGGTTCAAAAGTAGTATTTCATGACCCTAGACCAGCTAAAATTCAGATTGATCTTCCAGAACGAGATGTGAGTGTAGTAACTCCTGCTAGTAAAATGATTTATTTTACCCCTAAACCAGGTTTAATGATCTTTGCTAATTCATGGCTATCCCATTCTTTTACACGCCATGCAGCAGACAAGCCCATTAAGTTTGTACATTTTAATCTAACAGTTATACCAGCGGCGCCTGCAGCTAATAACACTTGTGATATTCCGCCTGCTGCCGAAATTATATGAACATCTACCATATAAGGTTTAATAAATCTAGGGGTCAAGAAGGTAGAGGGACCTTAGATCATGCATGGCGCGTGTTTGAAGGTAAAAAAGAATATCTTTTTAAAAATTTAGATATTACAGTACCAGTTAAGAGTGAAAAAGACTCTAACGGTGTTGATTATAATATTACCTGTACAGGGTATTTGATTGCTGATAAAGAAACTTCTACAGCAATTATAACTTCTAAAACTGCTGATTAAACATTACATCACATTATATACTGCAAGGGCCTTAGGGCCCTTTCCTTATAAATATACCATATAAATTAGGAAAGATACAATGTCTTCACCTTCATCCAGACAAAACCTTATAGATTATTGCCTTCGCTCACTCGGATTTCCTGTCCTCGAAATTAACGTGGATGAAGATCAGTTAGAAGACCGTGTTGACGAGGCCATACAGTTTTACAGAGACTTTCATTATGATGCTGTTGAAGCTGTATATCTCAAAGAACAAATTACGGCTTCTTTAATTCAGATTACCGGGGTTAATGCTGCATCTTTTTCTATTGGTGAAAAAATTACAGGAGCCTCTTCCGGTGCAACTACCTTTGTGCACGCTAACGTTTCAGCTAACCGGGTTAATGTTAAGAATACTGCAGGTACATTTACACCTGGTGAAACAATTGTTGGCTCATCTTCAGGTACATCAGCCACATTATCAACAATTACTCTGGGTAACTTTGATAACAAGTACGTTACTTTAAATGATTCCGTATTAAGTGTTGTAAGGACTCTACCTTTATCAAGTAGATCTAACAGTATCAGCTTTTTTGATGCTAAGTATCAATTGATGCTTAATAACATTCAATCTTTAACTAATACTGATATTCAGTACTTTACGATGTTAAAGATGCATATAAATTTAATAAATGACTTGATGACAGGACAAAAGCCTGTTAGGTTTAATCGTCATATGAATAGATTGCATATCGATCTTACCTGGGGGGATGGGGGAGATCTGGCTATCGGGGATTATATTATCATTGAAGCTTATCGTATGCTTGACCCAGATACGTTTACCGATGTATATAACGATGGTTATCTAAAGAGATACACAACTGCTTTAATTAAGCGTCAATGGGGTATTAATCTTAAGAAGTTTGAAGGTGTTCAATTACCAGGTGGGGTAACGTTGAACGGTCAAAAGATCTTTGACGAGGCTATGGAAGAGATAAAAGAGTTAAAGGATGAAGTTAGATCTACCTATGAACTCCCTGTGGACTTCTTTACAGGTTGATAATGTTTACAGCTTATCTCATCAGCCCACCTATGGATTATACCATCAAGGCAACAACTAATCCACGTGGATATACCGAATAATGGCAACGAACTTTTATTTTCAATCTGGTATACCTGGAGGCAGATCTTCAGAGCAATTGCTCATGGAAGATATTATTATAGAGTGCCTGAAGATATACGGGTTTGATACTTATTATATTCCTAGACAGGCTGTTAATGAGGATATGATTTTGGGAGAAGATGTGCTTAATAAGTACGCATCAGCCTACCCATTAGAGATGTATATGCAAAACGTTACCGGGTTTGAGGGTGACGGCGACCTTATGACTAAGTTCGGTGTAGAAATTAGAGACACCGCCACCTTCGTTGTTGCAAGAAGAAGATGGGATGAGGTAATCGCAAGCTCAGGGGATGCTGTCTTAACTACTAGACCGGCTGAAGGTGATGTAGTTTATTTTCCTCTAACTAAAGCTTTCTTTGAAATTAAAAGAGTTGAATCAACCGACCCTTTTTTCCAGGTAGGTAAATTATACGTTTATAAACTCCAATGTGAGTTGATGCAGTACTCTTCTGAGATGTTTGATACAGGGGTATCTGAAATAGATGATATTTCCGCTGATAGATCTGCTGACATCAATGCATTTAACTTATTACTTCAGAATGGTGATAGAGCGTTACTTGAAGAATATAGTCCGGCTGGTATCATTCTTCAATCTTATAACTTAAGTACTATCTTCCCTAATGTAGATAATGAGGACTTTAGAGGTGAGATATCCGTACTGGACTTCTCCGAGAGAAACCCATTCGGAGAAATAAATGTTTGATAAATTCTATCACGGAACAATACGAAAGTCAATAGTAGCTTTTGGTAATATATTCAATAATATTCATATTGATAGATTAAATTCAAGTGGAGGTATTACACAAACTCTTCGGGTTCCTTTGGCTTATTCTCCTAAACAAAAGTTCTTAGCTAGAATTGCCGCGCAACCTCAATCTTTTGAACAAAGCTTTCAGACCTTTTTACCAAGACTTGGTTTTGAGATGATAAGCTTGACTTATGATCCTAATAGAAGAGTTAGCCTGGTTCAGCAGAACAGAGCGTTAAACGGGACGTCTACAACTTCTTTGAACGCCCAGTACGCCCCTACACCCTATAACATTGCGATGACGTTGTATGTGTATACAAAGAACCAGGATGATGGGTTACAAATCATTGAACAGATTCTACCTTACTTTAATCCTGACTATAACTTGACTCTTAATGCAATCCCAGCAATGGGCATTAAGAACGACCTTCCTATTATACTAGATAATATTACCTACGAAGATGAGTATGAGGGTGACTTTACTCAAAGAAGAGCCATTATCTGGACTCTCAACTTTACAATGAAACTTAACTTTTACGGTCCTATCAACAGACAGGGCATTATCAGAACTACAAACGTTAATACATTCTCAGACCCCGCACTAGCTAATAAACAATCCTCATACACCGCAACAATTACTCCCGGTACCGCTGTTCCTGGTGATACTATTGGTATTACAGATACGTTTGAGGACTTCTAATGAAATCACTTAATAGAATTAACGATGTCTTTAATGTTGAGACAGACGTTGATTTGCCTATTCCAACGAGTATGCCTGTTGCGTATAATCCTTCTGAGTTAGATCAAGAGGATGACTTTCAATTGGCTCGCAACACCCTTCGTAGTTTAATCAATAAAAATGAAGATGTAATGACTGAGTTGGTTCATATTGCTAAGAACTCTGAGAACCCAAGAGCATTTGAAGTTGCCGGGCAATTAATATCAGCACAAACTGCTATCACAAAAGAGTTAATTGGTCTACATAAAACTAAAAAAGATATTGATAAGGCAAGCGGTAAGATGGAGAATATTAAACAGCAGAACAATATCGTGTTTGCTGGTTCAACCTCTGATCTTATGAAGATGATTAATGGAAAATAATTCTTATAATGGCAACGACCTACTCAAGCCTGCCGGGTTTGAGATGCAATTTACCTCCGAGCAGGTAAAGGAGTTAATGAAGTGTAAAGAAGATCCAATATACTTCATTGAGAACTATTGTTATATTGTTTCTCTGGATAGAGGTTTAATTCTATTCAGTCTATATGATTGTCAGAGAGAAAAAGTAGATGTCATTATGAATAATAGAAAAGTTATTCTGATGGAAGGACGACAACAGGGTAAGACCATTACATCGGCAGCCTGTATCCTTCATTACACTATTTTTAGTTCTAATAAGACTGTTGCTATCTTAGCCAACAAGTCAACTGCAGCCAGAGAAGTATTGTCTCGTTATCAAATTATGTACGAGAATTTACCTCTGTGGATGCAGCAAGGAATTAAGACCTGGAACAAGGGTGACGTTGAATTAGAAAATGGCTCTAAGGTATTTACATCTGCCACTTCTACTTCTGGTATTCGAGGTAAATCGGTTAACTGGTTATATATTGATGAGGCGGCAATTATTCCTAATAACGTAGCTGAAGAATTCTTTACATCAACATATCCAACTATTATGGCTGGTGAGACTACAAAGGTGTTGCTTACCTCCACTCCTCTAGGTTATAATCACTTCTGGAAGTATTGGAATGATGCACAAGAAGGTCGTAACGGCTTTGTTGCATTACAAATACCTTACTGGAAGATTCCAGGAAGAGATGAAAAATGGGCTGAAGAGCAAAAATCAGTTTTAGGTGAACTCAAGTTTAACCAAGAGGTGTTATGTGCATTCCTTGGTTCATCTAATACATTAATTGCCCCGGATACTATTGCTAGGATGTCTCCAATACCTTTCATGCATGAAAAGGACGGGTTAGATATTTTAGAATACCCTGTACCAGGTCATGTGTACTTTACAACCGTAGATACCTCCAGAGGTATTGGTGGTGATTATTCTGCATTTACTGTAATAGATACTACAGAATACCCTTATAAAATTGTAGCTAAATATAGAAACAATAAGATTAGTCCTCTATTATACCCTACTGTTATTCATAAGGTATCTAAAGACTACAATACTGCATATGTATTGGTTGAAATTAATGATATTGGTCAACAAGTTGCCGATATTATTCACAACGACTTAGAGTACGAGAATATGATCTGGGTCGGATCCGATGCCAGATACGGGCAAGTTCTATCTAGTTCTGGAAGAAGCTCTATACTGGGTGTAAGAACAACAAAACAAGTTAAGCGCATAGGATGTGCAACTTTAAAATCTTTGGTAGAAGAAAATAAACTACTGGTTTTTGATAGAGACATTATATCAGAATTTTCAACATTTA